CAAGCAAAGGAGCTTCTCCGTGAGGCTTCTACAATGGGTGCAGGCGATGTCGAAGGCTTCGCAGCAGTTGCATTCCCAATCGTTCGTCGTGTATTCGGCGGGTTGATTGCAAATGATCTCGTATCGGTTCAGCCAATGAGCTTGCCGTCCGGTCTCATTTTCTTTCTTGATTTCACACATAACAATTCTAAGGGTGGAGCCATCGGTGGCGATTCTATCTATGGCGGTAATGTGGTTGGTCGTCAGTTGACTGGCGGTGTTAATCTTGCAGATCCAGCCGGCTACGGCAACAACGTCGGTAAGGGTGGTCACTATGACTTCGGTCATGCACACTCATCACCAACTGGTTCTGCAACTTCAACAGCTACTCGTAGTACTGCTACCGGCGTCGGTTTTACTAGCAAGACCATCGCGAGCCTGGTTGAGGCTGATCTTAAGCTTATCGATTATGACGTAGATATCACGGAATTAGGCAACAGCGACTCTGATGCAGAAATTACAGTTCAGGTGATTACGGACGCTGCTGAGTTAACCGCGCTTAAAGCAGCAAATATCGACCTAGAAAATCTTTCTGGCCTACAAATCGCGGCCGCTCAACTTGATACCCCTGAAAGAATGGTTCGTAGGTTAACCAAAGCAATACACAACGCAGCAGGTGAACTTACTGGTATCCGAATCGTCCTCATCGACGAATCAGGCGCTGTCACAACCGTCGCTACCGATAATGTGGATTTCACATTCCCAGTTGTTGACGAGTTCACAAATGGTGTAGCTGCAGGTTCAGTTGTTGGTGGTGCACCATTCGGTCTTGAAGGTTCCGACAATAATGGCGGCGACTTTGATGGTGTTGGTCGCGACATAATGTCCGAGATCGACATCAAGGTTGACAGCATCGCTGTTACCGCACAGACCAAGAAGTTGAAGGCCAAGTGGTCTCCAGAGCTTGGTCAGGACCTCAACGCATACCACAACTTGGATGCAGAGGTTGAGTTGACTGGCATTCTTTCAGAGCAGATTGCTTTGGAAATTGACCGTGAGCTTCTTAGTGAGCTTGTTAACGGTGCAACCGCCGGTACTCGATACTGGAGCCGCGCTCCAGGTTTGTTTGTTAACTCTCTCGGCCAAGAAGTCGGTGCTAACACAGCTGCTCCAGACTTCACCGGTACAGTTAGCGAGTGGTACGAGACGCTCATTGAGACAATCAATGATGTAAGCGCTCAGATCCACAGAAAGACGCTTCGTGGCGGTGCAAACTTTGTTGTTTGCTCTCCAGAGGTTGCTAACATCCTTGAGTTCACCAGTGGTTTCCGCGCAAGCGTAACTGCTGACCAGGACAGAGGCACAATCGGCGCCGTCCGCGCTGGTAGCTTGAGCAAGAAGTTCGACGTTTACGTTGATCCTTACTTCTTGCGAAACGTGATCCTCGTTGGTCGTAAGGGTAGCTCGTTCCTTGAGAGCGGGTTTGTATATGCGCCTTACGTACCACTCCAGGTAACACCAACCATCTTCGGTACGGAAGACTTCATACCGCGTAAGGGTGTAATGACCCGCTACGCGAAGAAGATGGTACGACCTGACATGTACGGTCTTGTTGTTGTTCAGGATCTACTTGGTAAAGAAGGTAGATAATACAGCTACAAGCTAGCACAAAAGCTAAGCCCAGTCTTCGGACTGGGCTTTTCTTTTTCTATTGATTAAACCATGTACTATTTATATTGATAACCTTAAAACAGGAGGACCCCAAAAATGGGCAAGAAAAGAAGATATTTGACCAATCCCAAGAAGTTTGGCAAAAAGCATTTTGAAATTTTAGACAACATGGACGGCACTGATGACAATATTATTTCATCGGACAACGCCGTACTAGCTATAAGAACACTAGGACTCGTAGCAAACAATGACAGGACAATCTCTCTTACAACAGAGTTGTTCGGTTCAGGTTCAGACACAGAGTTCTTAAGGTACAAGTTCCCTGTTACTGGTGGCGTAGCAGTTCTCGCCGACATTATTGGTAGCGAGACTTGTGAGAGAAAAGTTACTTCCACTGGATATCAGTTCACGGCTTCATTGCCGGCTAACGCTAGCGTGGCAGGCCCACTGAGAGACGCCTCCGGAAATATCTTTGTCTTGCCCACAGGTAAGACAGATGTGTTGGCTGCCATAGGAACTAACTTTCCAGACAACATATCAACCCCAGCAAATGCAACGACTTTCTTGCAAGAGTCGGTAACAGTTAGCACGGCCCCAATCGGCGTAACCAGTACACTCTTGGATACCTCTCTTAGTAGCACCGGCGCACTAACAATGAGTTGTACTGCTGGATTAGTTGGAACAGGTCCACAACACGGTTCTGGTTCTGGAGTTGGATCGTCTCAGGTTTACTCTATCGCTAGCGCCGTCGGTCATGGTTTCCACGTCGCCTTATCTGGCAACTTGACAGGGTCCTTGACTTTGAGCCAGCATAGCGGTTTTGCAACGACGCCAAACTACCATGGAAGCTCATCGGTTGTTCTTTTGGCTTCCGCATCAGTTGCTGCACTTGCTGCACAGACACTTACTGTCACATTCACTCCACTGGATGTAAACGGAGCACAATCAACAAGCGAAGCGGTATCGACAACGATGACCGTACCATTCACATAATACGAAAGGATAAGTAATGGGTAAAAAGAAGAAGATTCTTCTCAAGTACAAGAAACTTGGCATAATAAGCAAGAAGTGGGAAAAGAAATTTGCTCACTTCTTGCAGGCCAACATCGACACATTCACTGCAAAAGTTGAAGAGACATTGGAAAAGGTTGATCAAGTTCTTGAATCAACGCAAGTTGTTATCGATTCTACAAAAGAAGTCGAACCAACTGAGCCTGTAGAAGTGGTCGTGGAAGAGAAGCCTAAAACTACAAGAAAAAGAAAGTCGCCTACAAAGAAGACTGCTACTACTGCAGATAAGAAGACGACACCAGCCAAGAAGAAGCCAACTGGTTCAACTGAAAAGAAAACCACCACTACAACTCGTAGAAGGCGAACCACCAAAACTAAAACAGAAGCCTAGGTGAAATGGCCGCCTGGACAACTAGTTATAATGATAAACTATAACTTGTGAGGATCTGTAAATGTCTCTACCAACTCTAACTCCAGCGAGCGCTCTTTCGGCCGTTGTACTTCCTGTTACTGGTGCAACCAACAAGGTAAACACCGCGGTACCATACAAGATTTACTCTGATGAAACATCGCCGCTTTACTCTTCTGAGTTTATTTCAGGCGCAGTGGATCAGGTATCTTATGTGTATAAGAAACTTGGAGGAGATGTACTAGACCTGGAGATAACAGAGGGAAATGTTTACGCTGCTTACGAAGAAGCTGTTCTGGAATATTCATACTTAATAAACGTCCACCAAGCAACAAACATTCTATCGGATACTCTAGGGAACACTACAGGATCGTTTGATTCAAAGGGCAACATAGAGTCAGGCTCATTGTCGTCTTCGTTGGGAGGCGAACATGTAGCGCTTAAGTACCCCAAATTCGAATATAGCATGACCCGTCGCATCGCTGATGGTGTAGGTGCAGAAGTGGGAGTTAATGGCTCGGTCCAATACTCAGCTTCTTTCGATGTTACTTTTGGTATTCAAGATTATAACCTTCAAGATATTATAAGTTCTTCTGAAGAATACTCCGGATCAGTTGGGAACAAGACAGTGCTTATTAAGAAGGTCTTCTATAAGACCCCTCACGCCATGTGGAGATTTTTTGGTTATTACGGTGGACTGAACGTCGTGGGCAACATGCAGAGTTATGGTCAATTTTCAGACGACTCAACCTTTCAACTGATTCCGACCTGGCAAAACAAGTCTCAAGCGCTGGCTTTCGAAGATGCAATATATACTAGAATGTCTCATTTTTCATATGAACTGAGAAATAACAACTTAAGGCTAAGCCCTATACCATACACTGGCGGCCCAACAAAGATGTGGGTTGAGTTCTCTATACCAACGGACGTTTGGGACAACGACGACACCGCAACTGACGGTATAAACAACATGAACACGTTGCCGATCGGAAATCTTCCGTTTAAGAACATAAATTCAATAGGTAAGCAGTGGATCAGAAGGTTTGCCTTGGCACTATGTAAAGAGACTTTAGGGCAGGTAAGATCTAAGTTTGGAAATGTTCCAATACCAGGTCAGCAGGTCAGCTTGAACGGTACCGCACTGGTCAGTGAAGCAAAAACAGAGCAGAATGCTCTGCGAGACGAGCTAAAAACTACGCTAGCTGAACTTACATATGCTAAATTAGCCGAAGCTGATGCGAATATGCTTGAAAGTACTGAGAAAGTTTTGGATAAGGTTCCAAACTATATTTTTGTGGGGTAATGTAAATGTCTGAAGATAACAAATGGTCACAACCAGCATCACCGCCGCCGCCCTTGTTTACGGGAAAGAAGGAAAAAGACCTTGTAAAGCAAGTCAACGATGAAATCATCGAAAGAGTTGTTGGGCAGACAATAGCATACTACCCAGTAAGCTTGGAGCATACAAATTTTCACGAAATCTATGGAGAAGCCATACAAAAGTCTTTTTTAAACCCAATAAGAGTCTATGCGATGGTCTCTTATGTGTCAGAGACAACCACGACCACTCCGCTTGGCGTAGACAGGGTTGAAAGAATAAAGGTATCGTTTCACAAAAGAAGATTAACAGAAGATCAGGACCTCTTTGTCAGAGAAGGGGACTTTGTACAGTACGGTGATAACTTTTATGAAATATTGACACTCTCTGAACCGATTTGGCTTTACGGACAAGTAGAATCGAAGTTCGAAATAACCGCAGAGTGCGTCAGAGCTAGAGAGGGTTTATTTAATGTCTGAAATTACCAACGATGTGAAAAAAGTCTACTTTGACCCATCAACTATTGAAACTATTGACAAATCTGTGTTAAACTTTATTAAAGGATTGAATCTTTTCTCGAATACTAATGAAGGGTGGAGAGAGGTTCCAGTGGTGTGGGGAACTTCAGAGAGAGCATTCCTGGTAAAGAACAGCAAGGACATAAGAGACCAGCAAGGGATCCTAAAGTTGCCAATAATATCGGTATATAGAAGCTCCATAGTGAAAGACATGTCGAGTAAAGGAGTATTCCAGGGCAATGTGCCTGGCAACAACGACGAACAAGGAGGAAGCCTTGTTGTGTCGAGAGTCATAAACCAAGATAAAACAAAGAACTTTGCAAACGCAGACGCAAAGAGACTCTATAAGCAGGAGAACTATCCTTACGATAATCAGAAGATTGTATACAAAACAGTCAGTGCACCAATGCCTGTAAATGTAACAGTATCATATGAAATTACGATAAGAACAGAATATCAGCAACAAATGAACGAATTAATGTTGCCTTTTATCACAAAACCTGGTACTATAAACTATGTAAATTTACAAGAAAGCGAACACAGATTTGAAGGATTCGTAGACGGAAACTTTAATGACCAAGGAAACTTGCAGAACTTCTCTTCTGATGAGAGAAGGTTTGAGACCAAGATATCATTAAGAGTTGTCGGGTATTTAGTCGGTGAAGACAAAAATGGAGAAAGACCACACTACTCGATCCGAGAAAATTTTGTAGAAGTAAAGATGCCAAAAGAAAGAATTATAATAGATCCCGATGAGTGGGACAAGACATAAATCAAAAAAGAAAGGATACTTAATATGTCAGAAGAAAACAACAAAGAGCAAGAAAACGCGCCACAATCACAGGAGGTCGTAGAGATCGAATGGGAGGAAGTCAAGGAACTTGTCAGTGTCAGAGCAGCACTAAGCCAAACAGAGAACGAACTAGCACGGTTTATGCTACAGGCTGAGAGAAGAAAGAACATGCTGGTGGCAAAAGTAGAGCAACTCGAAGCTGGCCTCTATCAGTTGGGTTCAGAGCTTAGAAGTCAGAAAGAGATTGATGACTCATTTACTTACGAGTTAAAATTACCATCCCAGATTGGGGAAAAGGGCTATTTTCTCCGGAAAGATTCATAAACACCACCACAGCAGACTACTTAGGTTATAACCGCAAGTTCAACATAACAAGGAGAGAGCGATGTATACAACTAGCGACATAGGCATAGCAGCTTATCTGCAACTAAGGAAGTTTAAGCTTACGGAGTGTAGGAGATTGGACTCTGGGAAGTTTCATTTTGTCTTTGAAGACCCTAATAATCAATGCTCGGTAATTGCACTTGAGTTTCTAGATTCTGACTTTTGCAGATTTGATAACAACGTTAGAAACTTAAAGAAAATTCTCTTCTCTTAGTGTAATCGGAAACTATTTATAAGCAGACGTTCGTTAGCTTCATTTAAATAACATTCCCTCATATTTAATACTCTTATATTTTATAAAATAATATTATTTTTTATATAACATATATAGGAGGAAAAATATATGGCTTATGAAATAAGTTCTTCCGTCGCAAACTCTACTTTCGCTATTCAGGGGGTGACCTCATCCGTTACAAACGGATTCGAGCAAGGCGGCAAGTTTAGCCCAGACGGAACGAAATTGGCTGTGGGCACATATCGCCATGGCGGAGCCGGATCAACGGACTATGGTATAGACATCTATACCTCAGCCTCATCTGGCGGATGGACTCGAACAGAATCCATCGACACCGGAACCAGCGGCCCCGGGGCCCACATGGAGTGGTACTCAGCCACTAATATCTTTGCGATTGTTGGAAACAACATCAAAAACTTTCTCAGTGGCGCTTCTGGTTGGTCAGCCGGTCAGGTTAACGTTGCAACTGGTGGTGATCGTTACTTTGAATTCAACCCAAGTAAAACGATTCTCGCAACATGGAAAGGTACAGACCAAAACTGGAGGTCTATCTATTCAGGCTCAGGAAACTGGACTTCAACATCAGACCAGTCCGCAGGCAGCTATGGCGACCTGCAGAGTTTGGCTTGGATATCTGATGATGTTATCGCTTTAGGTTATCCAGAGAACTCATCCTACAGAGGTATCTTGTTGACTTACAAGACAACTAACGGTGGCTCTAGCTATAGCATGGCTGAATATCTGAATGGCGATTCAGTCCAGTTGCCAGGTATGGGTGCTGCTTTGTATTATCACACGTCGAGCAACGCTCTTCTCGTGGGAACACGCGCCGCTGCAGCTGACACTGAGAATGCTAAAAACAAGCTAATCTTGATCCAGTCAGGTTCTGAAGGTCACCTACCTGCGAGCTATACCTCTCACACGGTTATAGACTCTGGTAAAAGACCGATAGACGGCTTTCAGACTGCACCACAGTCTGGAAACGGTGATAGAGTGCTCATGGTTACCCATGATGACGGTGCTGACGATGCTGACTTGTTAGCAATCGAATCCGGATCGGCCGGATGGAAAGTTACAGTAATCGATGATAACATTCAAGGCCCAAGTTCGGAAGGTAATATTGATATATCATCTCTCGGTGCTGTTGTTTCGAATGACATTGGAAACGGCTCCGGCCAGGCTACCTTTGTAGTCAGGCAGATGATATCTGCAGACCCAGCACTTGCATCTACTGTTGCATCGACTGTTGGCAGTTCCGGAGGAACCGTTAAGGCAGGTGGTACTAATTCATCCCCTGTAGGTCAGGTTGTAATACCGTCAAACGCGCTTGGCGGTAATGTGTCCGTCAGTGTTGATACCGCGCATGCGTCGTCGTCCGTCAAATTAGGCTTAAGAACGCTAGGAGAAGCTTCTAGTAATATAATTCGCCTAACGCCACATGGCACAAAGTTTAGTTCAGCAGTTACAGTTACGATTCGTTTGAAAGATGGAGCTTCAACCGACAACTTACAGTTGTTGAAAAGAAACAGTGAAACCGGACAATGGTATGATACCGGAGTCAGCTTATCTGTTTCTTCAGGCACAGTATCTTTCACCACTACTAGCTTTAGTGATTATATAATAATAGGAGGACAAAAAGTGGCTAGAACAAAAATAAATAATATACAATTAGATAGATTAGAGAGGGCAAACTCGGTCTTAGCTTCGGCTTTGAACCTTACAGCTTCGGCAAACACAGTTGCACTGGATGTGATTGATTCAGACAGATTTTTACTGCAATCAGCAAGTGGAGAATCTCAGATAGTCTCAGCATCGGCTATAGCAACATATATGGCAACAAAGGTACAGCCTACCCATATCCAAACAACGGATACGGACACAGCAGGGACATATAGAGTCACGTTTACAGACTCAACAGACACAGATACTACATCACAAATCTTTACTGATGGTGATCTAGTTTTTAATGCAGGAACAAATGCTTTAAGCATGGCAATCCTGTCAGCATCATCAGATATCAGCGGCTCAGCTGCACTTTTCGTAGGATCTAGTGCAACCGTTAATAATGGGCTCACAGTCACTGCTGGTGGCGCAACAGTTACAGCGGGCGGACTTACCGTCTCGGCTGGCGGAGCAAGCATAACAGGACCAGTAACTTCATCTGCAGCTGTAAGGACCGGTGCAGGCTTGATTACTGGTCAATCTATTTTGGACATTGGTACAGACAGTGATCCTGATGCACTAAGAGTTGGTTCAAGTAATGTTAATGTTTCATTGTCTCTTGAGTCGAGTGGTCCATCCTCCGGTGCATTTACTGTAGCCGGCGGCGTCGGTATCGGCGACGACCTTTTCGTCGGTAATGAAATATCTGGTTCTGGTGATCTTAAAGCAGGAACCATCACCATGGCGGAATTCACTGTTGCTAGAAATGGTAACACTGATATTGATGGTACCTTGAACGTTGAAGGTGTTCCAACTTTTCAAGCTGGTGCAGTCTTTTCGTCCGGTATTACAACCGCAGGTGCAATTGCAGGGGCAACAACAATCTCTGGTTCGAGCACAATCTCAGGCCATGCCTTGGATATCGAAACGGATGCAAACGTCGCAGGTGACCTTACTGTTGTTGGTGATCTTGTAATTCAGGGCGCCACAACAACGATTGAAACCACAAATCTTCTCGTGGAAGATAGCTTGATTGAGATCGCCCGCGGCAATGGCGGCTCTAGAGCATCCAATGCAGGAGCTGGTCTCTTTATTTCTGGTACATTGGCTAACGATGTTTCACTTACTGTACAAGGCAGCGGCGGACGACTTAGAGTCAGCGGTTCCACCCCTGGTTTTGATACTGTGTTTGGCGGTTCTTACGCCATCAACGGAAGCTCGGTCCTCAACAACACAACACTTGGAAGCTCTGTTGTTAATTCAAGCTTGACTTCCCTCGGGACACAAGCAGAAGCGTTGAACATGGGCTCTCAGGGCATTACTGCTGCTGGCGCAATCGCTGGTGCATCAACTGTATCTGGTTCTGGTCTTGCATCTGCAGGTGGCGGTCTCGCTGCCGGCTTTGGTAGCCAGTTCACCGTAAGCAACGCAGGCGCAGTTGTCGCGGCTAGTTTGAATAACAGCGCTGGTGGAATCACCAACGCTGGATCGATCAACGGCGCAACTACTATTTCTGGCTCTGGCCAGTTATCTTTAGCAGTTGGGATTAGTGCTGCAAACGAAAACTTCACTGTAAGCAGTGCAGGCGCAGTTGTTGCTGCTAGTTTGAACAACAGCAACGGCGGCATTACCAACGCTGGTTCAATTGCTGGCGCAACTAGTGTTGACGGTTCAGGTGATCTTACCATGGGTACAATCACGATGACTGGCTTCGCTGTTGATGCAGACGGTGACACTGCTCTCAAGAGTCTTACTGTTGATGATGGATCGACAATCGGTACAGACAGCGACTCAGACATGCTGACTCTTACCAATGGTTCTGACATCACCGTTGCTTCAGACCTTGATCTTGTTGTTAGCGAAGGTAAACTTAAGCTTGGCTCT